TAAAACCTAATGAAATTCCTAAGAGAATACCTGCTTATGGTATGTCAAAAGAAGCAATAGAGATTTATTACATCAAACCTTACAAAGCAGGATTTTATTATTATGCTCCTGTAGATTATCAGGGTGGCTTACAATATGCAGAGCTAGAAGAAGAAATTTCTAACTACCATTTGAATAATATTATGAATGGTCTAGCACCAAGCATGTTAATTAACTTTAATAATGGAACACCTAATCAAGAAGAAAGACAATTATTAGAGCAAAAAATTGCACAAAAGTTTTCTGGAACATCTAATGCAGGAAAATTTATTCTTGCATTCAATGACAACAAAGAAGCTGCAGCAGATATTACACCTGTTCAATTAAGTGATGCACATAATCAATATCAATTTTTAAGTGAAGAATCACAATCTAAAATTCAGGTAGCTCACAGAATTGTTAGTCCTTTTTTATTAGGGATTAGATCTAATTCAGGATTTTCATCAAATGCAGATGAAATCAAAACAGCTTCACTCTTAATGGACAATACAGTTATTAGACCATTTCAAGAGCTTTTAATAGATTGTTTTGACCATTTACTAGCATATAACGACATTGCCCTAAACCTCTATTTTACAACCCTACAACCATTAGAATTTACTGAGGTGGATTCTAGATTGCAGGATGAAGAAGATATTGAGGAAGAAACAGGATATGAATTTAGTACAGATTTAACTTCAAAACCTATTGATGATGACTTTGCTATAATTGATGACAGACTTGCTTATTCAACAAAAGAAAAAGCAGAGGAAATGGCTAAGAATATTGGATGTGATGGAATACATACACATGATTATGAGGGTCAAACCTGGTATATGCCATGTAAAGAACACATCAAAGAATTAAAAAAACCATGTCAGCCAGGTTATGAGCAATATGGTATGAAAATAAAAGATGGAAAAAAAGTTCCTAACTGTATTCCTCTAGCTACAGAGCTATGTGAGGATGATGCAAAAAGTGTAGTTGGTAGTTTAGCAAAAACAGGTAGAGCAATAGATGAGGAATTTGAAGAAGTTGCAGTCTTAAAAGATGACAATGTAAGTGCTGAGGATTATATAGATTACTTGACACCTGCAAAAAAATCTACACTATCTAAAATAAAAGATTTTATAGGTTTAAAAGGTGCTACAGAGGACAATGTAGGAAGCACTAGAGATGGCTCTGCATTTAGTTATTTAGATCCTAAAAATGGCTTATACAAGATTCGTTATAGATATGCAAATGGAAAGGGATATTCTACAACATCTAAATCAAGAGCATTTTGTAAAGAAATGATGAGATTATCTGGAAACAGAAAATCAGGATTAGTTTGGAGAATAGAAGATATTGACAGAGCAAGTAATTTTGAATCTGTGAATGTAGAGTTTAGGCATAAACCTAATATTAGATATGATATTTTTAAGCTAAAAGGTGGAATTTATTGTCAGCATGTTTGGGAGAGAGTTTTATTTAGACTAAAAAGTGGTAAATATGAAAGCTCTAATATAGAAAACTATAAGAGGACATCTAGTATTCCTAAAAGTTATATTAAGAATCCTAGAGGAACAAGAGAAAGTGAAATAGCAACAGACAAACTACCAGGCAGGGGTGCATATCCAAAAAGATAAATTATGGCAACACAGTTATTTATAAATAGAACAGATTTAGTTAGAAACAGTATTATTGATGGGTCAGTAGATACAAATAAATTCATACAATTTCTGAAAATTTCTCAGGAAATACACATACAGAACTATATGGGAACTGAGTTATATAATGAATTGATTGGTCTTATGCCAACAATAGATCAACCTGCTAATGCAAAATATAAAACATTATTAACAGAATATATCCAACCAATGTTGATTTGGTTTGCTCAAGTGGAGTACATTCCATTTGCTGCATATCAAATTAGAAATGGTGGAGTATATAAGCATGTGAGTGAGACAAGCGAAACAGTAAGTAAAAATGAGGTGGATTTTTTAGTAGAAAAAGCAAGAACAAATGCTGAATGGTATGCTAGAAGATTTATTGATTACATGGCTTTTAACCAAAGTCAGTTTCCTAAATATGTGTCAAACTCAAATGATGATATATATCCATCTCAAGATGCAACATTTAATGGATGGGTATTATGAGCTATAAAGGAAGTACATGGAAATCAAAACCAAAAGAAAAAAATTTGAAGAAATTAAAAATATTTTTAGAAAAAATAGAAGAAAATAAAACAAAAAAAGATGGCGACACTATTTAACACACGAATATCAGATACTTATCCAGGTCTAATTAAGACTACTGATAATGCTGCTATTTCAGCAACATTAAAACAATTATCTGATGGCTCAGGTAACTTGACAGGACTGTATGTAAATAATGCAGGAGATTTTAAGGTAACAGCTATTTTAGAATTTGGATCATTAAAAGATACAGCACAAAATATTACAATAACAAAATTTGTAGATGCTGCAGATGGCATACCAAACAACAATAATGACACATCTATTCCTACAAGTAAAGCAGTAAAAGATTTTGTTGAAGCTCATGTTACAGCACAAGATTTAGATTTCAGAGGGGATGATGCAACAGTTGATGGAGATGTTGATTTAGATAGTGAGAAATTTATTATTTTAGGAACAGCCAATGAAATAAAAACAACAGTAACCTCAGCAGGTGGAAATACATTACAAATTGGAATACCTGTAAACCCTGCATTAAGTGGTCAAGTCCAAATTGCAGGAACTATTGATTTTGCAGATGATGCAAAGGCAAGATTTGGAACAAGTCAGGATTTTGAAATTTATCATAATTCTACTTTAAATAATAACATTCTACAATCTAATTCAAATAGACAATTATCATTAAGACAGGATAATTTTGTTGTAAAAAATCAAGCAGGTGACAAATTAATGATTAGTGCTGTAGCTGATGGTGCAGCAAATTTATATTTTAATGACACTAAAAGAATAGAGACAGTTTCAGCAGGAGCAAAAGTTACAGGAAACTTAGAAGTCACAGGAACTATTACAGGAAGTGGTGGGTCTTTCTTGCCATTGGCAGGTGGAACTATGACAGGTGCAACAAATCATGGAGATGATGTCAAAGCTAGGTTTGGAGATTCTAATGATTTAGAAATTTATCATTCAGGTAGTGATTCATATATAAGAGATACAGGTCAGGGAGGATTAAGATTAACTGCAACATATTTTGAAGCACTTAATGCTAATAATAATGAAACAATGATAAAAGCTAGTGAGGGTGCTAGTGTTCAATTATACAATGCAAATGTTAAACGACTAGAAACTTCAAGCACAGGAGTTAATATTACAGGAAGAATATCAAACTTAACAGACCCTACACAAGCACAAGATGCTGCTACAAAAAAATATGTAGATGATTTAGATGCTGCAAGTGATTTAGATTTTTCAGGAGATTCTGGAACAGGGGATGTTGAACTTAATACACAAACATTTAGTGTTATTGGTACTGCAAATCAAATAGAGACAACAGCTAGTAATCAACAATTACAATTAAACCTACCAAGTTCAATCAATGTGAACTCTGCATCAGCAACAGCACTACAAACTGCTAGAGACATCTCTCTGACTGGTCAGGCGACTGCTACTATAAGTAGCTTTGATGGTAGTTCAAATGTATCTGGTGCAGTCACATTAGATAATGATTCTGTTACAGGAAAAGTGCTAACAGGTTTAGCATCTCCAACAGCTTCAAACATTTTAGCAAGTGATTCTATTTTACAGGCATTTGGAAAAGCACAAAGTCAAATCAATACTTTGGCAGGTGGATTAAGATTCATGGGAACATGGAATGCAAACACAAACACACCTACTTTACAAAGTGGTGGTGGAGAAGCAGATTCAGGAACTACAACAGGAACAGCTACAAATAAATTAATTCAGTCAGGTCAAAATTTTACAAGCACAGTTACTAATGGTGACAAAGTTATAAATCAAGCATCAGGAGCAACAGCTCTTGTTACAAATGTTGATAGTAATACACAATTAACTCTTGATGCAGACATCATGGTTTCTGGTCAAGAATATACTATTGATAATTCTCCTTTTATAACTCAGGGTCATTATTTTGTGGTTTCAGTTGGTGGAACTCAATCATTAAATGGATTGTCAAATTGGGCAGTTGGAGATTGGGTCATTGCAGGTGCAGGAAATGTTTGGGAAAAATTAGATCATACTCAAGTTGATGGAACAGGAACAGCAGGAAACATTGCTAAATTTAGTTCTACAAATGTGATTGCAGATTCTATAATGGCAGAATCAGGAAGCACAATAACAGTTACAGGAAGTTTAGATACAACCCAAAATATAAATAGTGCAGATGATATTACAATAGGAAGCTCAGGAGCAGGAGGAAATAAAATTCTAAATATTTTAACAGGTGGAGGAGAAAGTGCTGTTAAATTAATGGAAGCAGGTACAGTTTATGGAATTTCTCAGGTTTATGATGGTGGAGCTAATCAATTTTATATAAAAAGACATAGTAATAGTGCTTCTGGAAGTGCTGTTATTACACTTAATAGAGATGATGATAATGTTACTTTTGCAGGAGATGTTAATGTACAAGATAATTTATACTTGCAAGATGGCTCTACAGTAAGAGCTAAAATACAATTAAACTCTAGTGATAGAGATAACTTAGATATTAAAGCAGTTTCTTTAGGTTCATTAATGAGGTTTTATACAGTTGATACTTTAGCATTAACATTAGATGATTCACAAAATGCAACTTTTGCAGGAAATGGAATATTTTCAGGTCAATTAAGCCCTAGAGTTAAAACAACAGGTAATGCAGAAACAGGTTTTCCAGGCTTTATGTTATCAAATACTAATCAAGAATATGAAATAATTGTTGCTGGTAATGATTCTAATAAATTTAAAATAAGAAGTGTAACAGGTTCTTCAGATTTACTAAATATTGAAAGTGGTGGTAACGCAACTTTTGCTGGGGGTATAACTGCACAAACTATACATTATAATGGTATTGTTAATAGTGGTTCACCAGCTGGTGATGCAACTATTGGTCGTAACCATGCTTATGATACTTTAGAACTTAAAGGTTATGGTGGCGAATTAATGATTGGCGCTCAAGCTACATCGATAGATATAAATTATAGAACTTGTAATAATAACACAAGTGGTCATACACCCACAACTTGGAATTGGAGAGCTGGAAGTTCAAATAACTGGTCCGACCATAATTTTGGTAGAGTAACAAGTTATTCAGATATGAGGGCACCAATATACTACGATTCTGATGATACAACATATTATGCTAATT